CTCCTACACGATATATCGCTCGTCCGAAATCAATAATTTTGTATATACGACCATAGGTAGGTACACGGTACAGGGTTCCCTTTATGCGGTATGTTATAAATTCCTTATCCGTTTCGATGTACATTATATTGTTTGTATGCAAGTCATTATGCGTAAGTTGAAATGCTTTCTGGAATACATAGAGGGACGCAATTACCTGGAACATCGCAGCGCGTCCTGAATTTTTATCGATCTGGGCTGTTTGAAAAAGTTTATCCAGCGTGTCTTTGCAACGTTCGAGAACAACGGTTTGAACAGGGAAGTCATAGATATATGCGTAAAGCGGTTCGTCGTCCGCATTTGTATCATCGTCTGAATCCGACTGCATATCCGACCAACGAGATTCATCTTGTTCTTCATCTTCATCTTCGGATTCATCATTGCCGGAATCCTCCGTATCAGAGTCAGAACCATTGGCGGGAATATTAATTTCAAACTTTTCCTCTCCAATTAGATTATCAAGATCAACTTCATGCATTCCACTTTCAACAACATTGTCTGTAATATTTTCCGACTCTATCGTGGGTTCGTCCGTAATTTCTAATGGGACATCATCTTCGATTGTTAATTGGGGGCGATTCTTATTCGATTCGTTTTTGAAGTTGGTCGTTTGATAACTTAGTATGTTTGTATGGAACAGCTTGGTAAGATTCTTATGAAAGTAATCGTGCTCTTGGATATAGTCGAGGTCATCCAGAATATTCATGCGATATTTACCTTGGGTACTTGTGAATGATCCGTAATATTTGAGACTGTGTATAAATCCATAGTCATCATGCAGTTTGCTGAGGAATAAGTATGCCATATAATCAACATAGGATGCATTATGGACGTCGTTTAGTTTATTTTGTTTCTTTTCATCCGTATATGCACCTATCATGTAATGTATTGGGTCATATAACGGTGCATGTTTGAAAAACAGGTTGGCGGTTGTTACATTCCCTGAATTATCGCATACATGGGTTTCATCTACGACATGTTGACCTATCAAAAAATCATTACCACTGCCCACTAAATTTTCAATAATGGGGTTCCCCATCTTTAGGTTCTTCATATCAAATTCATTATAGTCATCCGTTGTAGATACCCATGTCGAAACATCGGGAACCGGTCTGAGTTTGTGTATAATCATTATTGTACATGCATGTATTTTAATCAACATTTAAACACATTACACGTTCATTGCATGCATTTATTGTATTTCGCTACAATATATGACACTTGAGCTTAAGAAATTTGATATGAAAACGATTACGTTTAAGCCTGATGAGAATAAAGGACCAGTCATTGTGATGATTGGACGTCGTGATACTGGAAAATCGTTTCTTGTTCGGGATCTTCTTTATCATCATCGCGATATTCCAATTGGTACGGTAATGTCAGGCACTGAGGCAGGTAACGGTTTTTATTCACAGCACGTACCAAAGCTATTTATTCATGAAGAATACAACTCGGTTCTCATTGAAAATATCCTGCGACGCCAGAAAGTTGTACTAAAACAGACCAAGGCCGAGATTGCAAAGTATGGTAGAACTAAAATCGACCCGCGTACATTTGCCATCCTTGATGATTGTCTATATGATCAGTCGTGGACACGTGATAAATTGATGCGGTTGCTGTTTATGAATGGCAGACATTGGAAGATCATGCTTATCATCACCATGCAGTATCCATTGGGTATTCCACCTAATTTGCGCACCAATATTGACTATGTGTTCATTCTTCGTGAGCCTTATATGACCAATCGTAAGCGTATATGGGAAAATTATGCATCTATGTTTCCCACACTCGATGCCTTTTGTTCAGTGATGGATCAAACTACGGAGAATTATGAGTGCCTTGTGATCAATAACAATGCTAAGTCAAATAAGTTGAATGAACAAATCTTCTGGTACAAAGCAGAGCATCGACCGGATTTTAAATTGGGGTCTAAAGAGTTCTGGGAATTGTCTAAAAATATTGGGTCAGATGATGAGGATGAGTACGATCCGGGAAAATCAAAAAAGAAGACTCCGGGAAATTCTATTAATGTCAAGAAATCGAAGTCCGCTTGGTAAGTTATTCAATAGTTGTGTATTAAATGAATACACAATTACTTGGTTAGACATAATAATTAATCTTTCTTTTCACGATTCAACATGTCTTCAATGACCTTGGTGTTATGTTCTTTGCGCTCTTCGTCATCAGCAACTTCGCGACTATCAAAGTCGACGGTTTCCAAAACACCATGGAGGTTTCCATCTTCATCGATGTTCTGAGTAAGCACATTGCCCGCTTTTTTCGCTTCTTCTACATTCTTCTCAATTGCCTTCCGCTTTGATTCACGAACACGGGCTTCAAACTCAATCTTGGCCTTCTTCTCATTTTCGAGTTTTTCTTTGTGGAGCTGGTTGAGTTCCTCTTCCATAAACTCGATGCGTCCGGTTTTGTATGCATCGGGGTCCCATGGGATCCACATTCCTACTGGGCCAACAAAGATGTCGTGATTGGGGTCCATATCGCGAAGGAACTTGCATCGTTCCTCTGCTTCCTCTTGAGTATTGAAGGCTCCGCGAATTTTGAGACCTCGTACCGATGTTTGGAAATTATGCTTCTTATTAAACTCGTTTCCAAGTTCTTCTTCGTGCTGATCCATAAAGTTGCGGAAATCGTCGGTAACCGGTGTGGATCGCAACACCTGTTTCTCCGATTCCACAAATTCCTTGAAACTTTCCATTGCCGTTTCAGGATTTAGATTGTACTTGTGGCACATGAACTGAATGAACTCAACGAATTTGTTCATTGATTTAGTAAAATCCCACGATTTAACAAATTCATTAAACATGAACATGTCTCGTTGCTCCAAAATCTTTTCGGGAGAAACAAACGAAAGGCATGCGAATTTTTGACCAGAAATAACTGGATCTTCGTCGCATAAATCTACATATTTAGGGTTGGGCTTTCCATCAACCATCTTTCTTTCGAACGATGACATTATATGCATTCTACTGAGATGGTATTTATATCTTTTTTACGAACACTGTATTTTTTTCTTGAAATACTATATAATGTTCGGTGAGCTTGACTTGCAAGAGATTGTGCGACGATTGGTGAAATATTTTATTGAGGGTTTTGTGGTGGCGGCCGTGGCTTACGGTATCCCCAAGAAGGGACTTGCCCTTGAGGAGGTTGTGGTGATTGCCCTTGTGGCCACCATGACTTTTAGCATCCTTGACGTGTTTGTGCCTGCCATTGGTGCTTCTGCCCGCACGGGTGCCGGATTCGGTATTGGTGCCAACCTTGTTGGGTTTCCCGCTATTCCTAAATAAGCATTTTATAATGTAATACACTGATTATTATGTGCATTTAACATCTGCATATAATAATTTATACCGTTGGAAAGAATTGCCAATCAAGTTCTTTGCAAACATCTTTCCAAATCATATCTTGTTCCAACTGTTTTTCGCGGTCTTTTAACATTGGGATAAACGGAAGATACTGCGTTTGATCAAGAAGCACGCATAATTGGTACAGCGTATATGTATAATTGAAAAAGTTTGTTCGTGTTGGAGGACAATGAAGTGCCCATGGTCGCTGTATTTCAATAAATAGTACACACAGCGTTTCATGAAGATCATTGTCCATGACCGGTGGTTTGATACCAAATATGGAGTTAATATACTGAATATGTTCAAAGTACTTGTTAAGCCCAAGTTTTCGCAGAATCTCTCGCATCTTATTGTAATCCAATGTCGATAAATCGGTAATGCGCTCTTTTTTGATACGGTTGCGGATCATGTCGATAATATCGTCTGGAATTTGTGTGGTCTCCTTTGCCTGAAATTGCGCAAGGATCTCCTTGAAGTGGTTGAGTCGTATATAGGCAGTGTACGACACCTCATTTGGAGGATCCTTATTTGATGGTTTTGCGCTATCGACAATATGTCTTACAAATTTTCCGCATTCTCGATTATTGCATATCAGCACCCCCTCGTCCTCTTGAGAAATCATTTCACCGGCATTGCAAAAATTACATTTTTCGTGTTCAATAGTGAAATCTCTTACTAATATGGTCTCTTCATTAATATTCTTCCAATATTTTTGATATAACTGTCGAGATGTATTATATCGACTATGATTGGTGGATTCTTCGTCTGTTGTACTTTTGATTCTAAAAAACGAACGCATTATTCCATCATCTGAACGCTTTTGATCACCACTATTAATCTTCTGTTTTTCTTCAAAATAAGTGAATATATATTTAGAGTTTTCCAGAAAATAATTGTTCTTTTCCATCTTTAACCGCTTGATTTTGTTTGTGAGTGACTGGAGTTTTAACCGCATACCATTCTTTTTATCTACGTCTGCAGTTTCGTATTTGTTCTTCATTGTTTCCTTCTCACTTTCCAGTTGAGGTATTACATGTTCTTCAATATGTTTGAACTTTTCCATCATTTGATCATGTTTTACATCAATTGATGGTCCTCCTTGGATATTTGATGTCATATAGGTATAATATAACATGATGGTTTATATGATTACAGACAAATCATACTTTATTATCATCGTTAAAACATTGATAATAAAACCTTTGAATAAATAAACATGCATAAACAACAGTTTCATATACCTGCATTTGATCCTGTGGTAAAGTTTAACCATACTGAATTTCAAAAGATGTTATTCATATATAATGCAATTGAAGATGGTTGGATGGTGAAAAAACGCGGCGCAGATACATACATATTTACTAAAAAACATGAAAACAGAACAGAGGTGTTTCAGAAGGATTATTTAGAAAACTTTATAATTAAAAACCAACAAATAATTTGAACCTGCTATGCAAAACTGATTTACCGATTGACCCATTCAACCGGTAAATAGTATATTAACATTCCGTTGTATTTAGGATAATTTCGCGCTTATTTCTGAGATTTTTTTCTATTCTAAAGTATATAACAATGGGAGGTGCTCTTATGCAGCTTGTCGCGTACGGTGCCCAGGACGTGTTCCTGACTGGTACCCCTGAAATTACCTTCTGGAAGGTGTCTTACCGCCGCCACACCAACTTCGCCATGGAGTCGATCGAGCAGACCTTCTCCGGACAGGCCGACTTCGGCCGACGCGTGACCTGCACCATCAGC